AGACCATGACCATGTCTGTAAGCGAGCCTGACGTTGGTAGGTAGCAGAGTGCCACTTTTTTGACATCAGCGCCTTGCTGAGCGAGGCCGTAGGCGTAAAGTTGAACTTGAATGATATGCTGGGCATCGGCCCCAAACCTGCGGTACTTGTCCAGCTTGCTCGCGCCTGTCGTTTTCCAGTCGAGCACCACACCGTTCTTGATGTCAAAGAGATCGACCGTACCTGCGAGGTTGCCTCGGATTGTGACGCGCTGCTCGATAAGAAAGCCTTCGCGCTTGCCGAAGACCTCTGCGAGGTACGCATGAATAGCAGTGCCAACCTGAGCGGCCCAAGAGCCACCCTGCATTTCGTTTGGCTTGTCCCAGTCAAGGAGTTTGTATGCGAGACGCCGAGTGCACTTGTGCCCAACTTCGCTCGGGCCGATTTGGATTTGCCCTGCTCTCGGCGACCAGATGCCCGCCTGTACGACGACGTCTCGGACTGCATTCGCATACTCCTCTTGGTCGCTAAAAAGTCTCGCGTAACTCACTCGTCGTCCTCGTCCTCGTAGATTTCGTGGTCGGGGATATTTGGCTGACGACCCCAGTCAGGAGCTGGCACGATTGGGTCAACTATTGACATCGGGCTCAACTATCGTGAAGCGACGAGACTCGGACTCCCGAGACAGAAACGTGTAAATCTTGGGGTCCAAGATCTCTTTAGCTTTGGCGATATCAAGCCTGTAAGAAGTGACTTTGGTCCAGCGAACTGCGACCTTGCCGTCAAGCAGGCCGATCTCGCTCTCGCCCATCATCTCTTGGATTTTGGCTTTCGCTTGGTCCAGCTTCTCTTCCAGGCTTTTGATCTCGCCCTGAGTCTTTCGGTAGAGTTCAATCCACGCAGCCACGTCGAGTGGCAGGTCGATCTTTGGTTTGTCTTTGTCGAATGCGCTCACTGTTCCCCCTTAGTACCAGTTGTGCTTCTTAAAATGAGCCCATGCGGCGCATGGCCCCCCTGAGCCGTACTTTCGCCCGATATAGGCGAGAGTTGCGACCAGCTGTGGCACTTCGGCGTCTGAGTGCTTCATGCCAAGATTCTTGTAAGTTCCGTCAAGTAGCTGTCCGATACCCGAAGCACTGCTGACAGGATTCTCTGCCTGGGGATTCCAAGCGCTCTCCTTGCCAATCAGCTGGGTGAAGCACTTGAACGATTTTTCGTGTAGCAACTCCCGAGCCACGGCCTTCGCGTCCACTTGCATCAGAATTGGTCGCTCGGCATATACAATCGGATTCGCTGGAACTGCTGATAACAGGTTGGATGTCGCCGATATTGCTAGCGAAACCCCTAGTATTGTAATCATCTTTTGTGTTAGTGGGCGCATAAACGCTCCTCTCGGGCAGATCAGAACTTTGGTTTGTCATAACCCGCCGCTTTCAATAGGTCGATGAAAATATGGAGTGGCACGATGGCGGGCCAATCCGCGATGTGAGCTTCGCCTTGGCCGTCCAAGCGAAGTATTGCCACTGGCAAATGCCCCTCTTGGTACCTGTCTCGGAGTTGCTTCATAGCCTCGGCGACTTTAATCCCCCGCCGTGCCTTGACTTCGACATCAACCCCTATTACCCCAGTGATGTCGGTTCCCGATCTGCCTGACCCTGCAGGTTGTGCGTAGGGCCAACCATTACTTCTAAAATACTCAGCGACTAGGCGCTGACTTTGGTACCCCCGTTGGACGCGGGAGCTGCTCACCCAAGACTCCAAACTACCAGCACCAAGACCCCTAAAAACAGGGTGATGAGGCGCCAGTTGACGGAGTTGGAGTCTTGAGCGGTCCCCCGCGATAACACTGCCTGAAACTTGAGCCATTGCGGGTCGATCTCAGACTTTGGTCTTTTTCGAGCTGACATTTAAAGCCTTTCCCATTTCATACTCTAACACAGCAGGCGAGTGGTACACGCCCACCGAAGTGGTAAGGTTAGAGCGAACGGCGAGCGCCCAAACGCTCGCGGGTAGTTGTAGTTTGAACCAGCTGCCATGCACGTTCTCCCCTAAGTAGGTGACGTTTGATGGTAGCGGCTCCTTAAGAATCGCCGAGACTTGCCGAGACCAGTTGTTGTCAGTCTCTACTCGGACCGCGTGTTTAAAAGAGTACATTCGGATTCCTTCCCCCGTGTTGGACCAAGTATAGCACAGCGTGATAACATTTTCATGCCAACGACACGCCGTTCATTAGCCTGGCTTCGTTGAGTGCTGTTTTGATTATGGACAAAGCGTCCCATGTGTGCTGAACGTCAGCTGGCGGGCAGTTGCCCACACGCGCCCCAGTCTTTGCGGCCTTGTACGCCTCATTTCTAGTCATGCCATTTTTGATGTATTGGTTGAGCATGAAGGTGCTGCCTTCACTAGTGTTGTAACGCATTCCAGCCTCGTTCACTCTGAGATCTCTGACGAGCTTGAAGGTCTCGGTCAGCACATGCTCAGTGATAGCGCAAAGGTCAGGCACTGCAATTCTTTCAACAGATGAGTGGCTGATGTCGCGCTCATGCCACAGAGCAACGCCCTCGGTAATCGGCATGACATAAGCCCTAGCCATTTTGGCCAACCCGCAGATCTTTTCAGAAGTTATTGGGTTCTCCTTGTGAGGCATTGAGCTGGAGCCTTCTTGGTGCGCCGACCTGCCTTCAAACAGTTCTTTGACTTCAGAGCGCTGACCGTGCCTGACTTCAAGTGCGAAGGCTTCACAGATCGAGACTAGACTAGCCAGCGAGTATGCCCAAGCGCCGAGAGAGTCTCGCATTAAGACCTGCGTGGCACTGTCAGGCGCGTTGAGCCTGAAGCGTTTGGCTACGTCCAGCTCGACACTGCGGGGCACGTGGGCGTAGTTGCCCAGCGGGCCTGAGATATGGGCGACCTGCACATCATTACAGGCAGCAGCAAAGCGGTCAAGCCCCCTGCTAGTAGCCAAGGCAAAGTCTGCAACTCGATAGCCCCAAATAGTCGGCTCTGCGAATTGCCCGTGAGTGCGCCCAACTCGTTTGGTGTCTTTGTATTTAAGAGCGTGATCGACAAAGGCCTCGAGCAGTTGATAGCCAGCGTTGGCAATAAGCCAGTTGGCTTCAGATAGTAGGACGGCTTGCCCTGTCTCGACCACGTCAGAGCTGGTCAGCCCATAGTGTAGCCACCTGTGTATCTCGCGGTTGTCGGTATTGCACCGCCACGCTTCAAGGAATGCCATGACATCATGTTTTAGGCGCTCCTCATGCCTTGCTACTTGGTCGGGTGAAGGCACAAGCGCCATTTCAAGCGCTCGCCACAACTCGACTTCAATGCCAAACTGAGATCTGCCCTGAGATTTCATGACTTCAACCTCAATGGCAGCCCAAGTGGCGTACTTGTTTTCGTCTGACCAAACGTTCTGCATCTCCCGCGAGGTGTAGCGCCCAATCATGCGGACTTCTTACTGGTGAACTCGCGCAGTGCTTGGTTGATTACCTCAGAAACTGTCGTGTCGTCGCGTTTGGCCCTCGCCTTAGCCTTAAACCACAACTTGTCATTAACCCTGACGGTACGAATTGGTGTCTCTTTACTCATTTATCTCCCAACATGCATTCAGTCATGTCGCCCCAGCAGTAGCCGTCTCCGACCCACCACAAATGCCCCATCACTTGCCAAGTAGCAACGATTGCTACAAGGATAAAAACAGCACGAACTCTCTTGCCTCGCTTCGTTAACTTCATCTGATCTCCCTCACCATTGATATCAAAGTCGCTGCCCAAATGTGAAACTCACGTTCGGTCATCGATTGGTTGGCTTGCTTTAAATGCCAATCCATCAATTTCTTCAGGTCTGCGTTCTCTTTCGCCTTGACGCTCATTCAGCTACCGTCCAGCCTGAGTTCCACACGCCATTATAAAAGCGTGCGATTGCCTCTTTCTCGTCAATGTCGTAGTAGGTGCGTATCTCGACCCAAATGTCGTGGCCGTTATTAACAGGCGCTGAGATCTGCCAAGCGCCTCTACTGGTCTTGATTACGTTCATTCCTTGTCTCCTTCGTGACAATCGCAGTCGCACGGACGGCGACGGCTGGGAAATGCGCCCATATGGGCGACTTTGGTGCAGTTGGCATGACTACCAAGGGTACACCTTGCGCTCTGAAATGTCGGCGAATACTCGCGAACGCCTTTCATTTCTCGAACCTCGCCTCTTCCATAGTATCGGGTTGCCCACAAGCACAGAAGTGCGCCATTTCGTCGCACACCTCACAGACATCGCCATACCCTCGGGCATGGTCGTCCTCGAGTATCGGCTCGCTCATGAGTGCAGTTCGTGGTAGCGTCGGGTGATCACCGCCAATTTCGCTGTGTTCTCGATCAGCGCTATCATCATCTCGTCAAAATCGCCTTCTTCAGCTACCCGATTCAGGGTCTCTGCGATATCAAACATCTCGCCTTGTATCTCTGTGAACTCGGCTTTCATCGCTCCCATTTATTTGCCTTTCACTAGGGCGTTGTGTAGGTCTGCACATGGCATGCAAACCGCCTCTCTGAACTGCTCTCCACTGTCGTACCTATACCAGCGCAATTCAAAGTGGCTGGTGTGACGACCGCACATTGAACACTGACGCATTAGCCGACCTGCATGTCATCGCAGTCAGGGCACCAGTACGCGTCACCGTTTTGGTCGTGTTGTGAATACCACTTGTCGTGGTGTTCTCTTGCTGGCATGTTGCAGACTTTGAAGTTGTCGCTGACCCTGTAGATGTACTTCCGTTTGATGACATACTCATCACAGTCATAATCAGCAAGTCCAGTCTTGTTGTTTGGGTTTGTGGACCGTTTTGGCGGTGTCCACTCTTTGATTTCAATGTTAAAGGCTTCGGTTTGTGTACTCATTTTTGCTCCGTAATCACAGTTGGTGTGCCATTTGGGTCTAGCCAGTAGGTGGCTAGACGGTCGGCGTCCATTTCGGTGCCGTTTTTGATTTCGTGCTCATCATAAACAATAAAGTCGTCTGTGCGACCGTCGCCTTGGACCAACCTCATCTCTAAAGTCTGAGAATCAGCCCACATGTGACAGACTACTCGCTTGCCTAATTTGTTGGTGCCTTTGCCTCGTCGGTACTCCCAAGAAACGCCCGTGCGGTCTAACCAAGCACCTTTGAACTTCTTTGATTTTGTTATCATTACGCCACCTCTGTATTCAAGCCGAACACGAAGCCACCGCCGTTACCTTCAGGGTCTTGGCTGATTTGGATAGCACCAACTTCGCCGTCCTTGAACCGAACCAAGAAAGACGGAAACCCGTCGCCACCACTGCCGTCGTCTTGCATGCCAGTGAATGAGAGAATCGTCGCGCCGACGAGATCTCCGTAGTATTTTGTGTAGTAGTCGTTACTTGTCATTTTAGCCCCTTCCTGAGCTTGTAGGATAAGTAAACCACGGCGTGTATACGTCTGTCAATACGACACGCAGGGCATAGCGAAAGACCCCCACCGCTGGGGGTGCCAGTGGTGGGGGTCGTGGTGAAGGCTGGTTACTCGGCTACGTTCTTATTCGCCTCGAACTCGTCGGAGCCCATTCCGAACTGCTTTTCTTTAGGGTCGATGGCCTTGATGATAGGTCCAAGGACGGCTGCCAGTCCCGCGGCCGCGTAGTCGCGGAGTGGGCGGTTTGGGTCAGCTAAAAATAAGGCGGCGACTGCCGCTGCGGCTGCTCTGAGGTAGGTCTTGACGATAGGTGGGACAGCGTACTTGTTCATTATGCTCCTTTTTTAGGTCTAGCGATTGCCATGATGGTCTTGTAGGGGCGTCTCTTAATATAGAAGCCGTCGCCGTTGGACTGGCTACCCGTGGCGTTGCCGCTGGTGTTGCCTTCCCAAACGTTGATGTACTTCAAAGCGGTGTTGTGCCAGCGAACAATGCCGACGTGATCAGGCTGTGCGTCATCGTCAAACTGGAAAAAGACCAGATCTCCGAGTTGCGCCTGTCCGATTGGGACCAGCTGGTTGTTTTTGGTCAAGTATTTGAGCCACTCATCGCAAGAGGCAAAGCCTTTTGGCTTGGTCTTGGGTGCGACTTGTGCAATCATACCAACTTCGTGGTAGATCTTTGAGGCTGCCATAGCGCACCACGGTTGGTTATTAAGCCCAAACCACTTGCCGAAGCTAGTGTTGTTGTTTGGCCCCTCGGTGTAGCCGACGTAACTATCTGCGGATTCTTTTAGGCTTTTCAACCTTGTCCCCTTTTGTGAGTATCTTGATGACGAGTTCCATTTGGCTCTCGAGTCTTGTGACAGAGTCTTTGAGGCTTGAACCACCGTTTGGCTTCAGTTCATTTAGGAAATGTTTAACAAGCCAGCGCACGGCTATAACAAACGAGCCCAGTATCGAGATGACTGCAAGTATCAATGCAGCCCAGTCATTCACGGTCATTCTTCTCCTTAAGTTCTGCTTCGAGATCTCCGATTCTCGCAGTCAGCATCGCTTTGTCTAGAGCTAGCAGACCAATCTGCTCTCTAAGTGCTGCGATTACGATATTGATGTCGAGCTCTGTGTTGTTATTCATTTGTTCCCCCTTGTTTGAGCCATTTGACGAATATGATTGGCAAATCTGGGTGCAGTGGCTGTGCCTCTGCTTTCGCTTCGTCAGGGTCAGTGGCCGAGACTTGCTCTGTGACCAAGATGCCGTCGTCGTTGAACCCGACTAGGTAGTCCTTCATAACTTCCCCTCGAGTGTGGCGACTCTGCCGTGCAGATCTTGAATCAGTGCTAGCATGCCAGGAATGACGAAACGTTCGTTCCAGTTCTCGACCACCCCGTCGTTGCCGCGGTCGGCGGCGATTGGGTAGTGTTCTGCGACTTCTTCAGCGATTAACCCTGGCACTACCATGCCCGCCCTGTTGTCGGTTGGGTCGAGGTAGTCGGATTTGAACTTGAATGCGCGGATTGGAATGCTGAGCAGCTTGCTTGGGTCAAGGTCTGCAACAGTCGAAATGTTTGCGATCTCCTCTTTGAAGCGAGCGCTGGAAGCGGTGCTGCGTCTTGTGCGACCGTCAGTGTCCATGCGGGTATTGGCGGCGTTTGCGCTTGTTGAAGGGTCTTGGTTGTAAAAAGCGTCCAAGGTATAAACGTTGCCGTTCATGACCACACCCGTGGAACTTACTTCCACATACTTGGCGGCTGCTTGCGCTATAATGACCGAGTTAGAACTCACATAAGCCAGCGGGTAAGTCGTAACGTTTGGATTAAAAGTTGAACCGTAGTGAATAACAACGCCGTCGGTAGCAGCTGGGCCAACGTGACCAACGGTTGTGCTGGACTCTGTAAATGAGATCGAGTTGGTAGAGGCTGAGACTGTGACGCGGCGAGCGCCCGATGAAGTCCTGAGTGTGAAAGCGGTGAGTGTGCCCGCGGTCAAGCGGTCCACGGTGATAGAGCCAGCTGCGATCTCAGCTGCTGTGATTGTGTCTGCAGCGATTTCGTCTGCGGTGATTGTGCCGCCTGCGATTTGTGTTGCAGTGATTGTGGCAGTGGCGATGTTGCTAGCCGTAATTGTGCCTGCGGCTATCTGAGTGGCAGTGATTGTGGCAGTGGCGATGTTGCTGGCAACGATTGTGCCAGCGGCTATCTTTGTGCCAGTGATGGTGCCCGCGGCGATTGAGACCGCCTCGATGGTACCGACGGCAAGCTTTGCACCAGTGATAGTGCCAGCTGCAATCGAGACTGCTTCAATCGTGCCCGCGACGAGTTTTGCGCCCGTGATGCTAGCTGCCTGTATACGGTCTGCATTCAGAACGCCAGTCGAGATGTTGCCAGCGTTGATGTTTGAAACTGTGATAACTGAAGCGTCAATCGTGCCTGCTGTCAGTTTATTAGCTGAAAGTGAGGCAAGTGCTTCGTTGCCCAGCGTAAAGGCTGAGAACGCGCCGCCAGTATACCTATAGAACTTGTTGTCGTCGTCTGTGTCAAACCAAAGGTCGCCCTCTGCAAATGGCCCAGTCGTTGGCATTGTCGTTTGGCGGTAGATGCGGTTTTTGCCGTCAGCTGTTGTTTGTGCTGCCGTTGCTGCTGCCGCTGCCGCCGCCGCTGCGGCTGTTGCAGATGCCGCCGCTGCAGACGCTGCCGCTGCTGCTGCCGTTGCGGCCGCTGCTCCAGCTTCTGCTGCTGCGATTCCAGCATCTTGCACTGAAACCCAGGCTGTGCCTGTCCAATAGTATTGCTTGTTGCCGTCGTCTGTGTCAAACCAAACGTCGCCCTCGGTCAGTGGATAGACTGAGCCGTCAGGGGCTGTTGCCTGTCGGTAGATGTGGTTCTTGCCGTTGACCGCAACTTCGATTGTGTCGATCTCGACTTGGAGTTCGTCAACCTCTTCGGTAGTTGCAGCCACGATTGGAATGATAGAGGTCTGAGTCATGCCAGTTGAAGTAACAGTGATTGGCGTGATTGTGATTTGCGGGCAAAGTGGCATCGCTCCCCCTTAGAGTGTAATGGTGTAAGGGTCAACTACAGAGGTGAAGTAGCTGACGCGCCAGTTGTCGGCGGTGATTGAATGTGCAAGGCCCTCAACCACGCTGTTAATGGTGATGTTGCGACCGTCGTAGGTCAAGCGCTTGACTTGAACCAAGTCGTTAAGCTCAGTCTCGAGCATATCGGTGGCAAGAGCGCCGATACCGATGGCTGTGAAGTCGATCTGCTCGGCCAAAACCACGGCGTCTGCGTCCTTGCGGGCTGCGTATAGCGCTAGGTTGGCAGCGCTGGTCTCACTCAGGATTGGAGCGTCTAGCTTCTTGGACTTTAAGCCGTAGGTTGAAACGCTGGCCGCGTACCGAGCGGTTTTTTGCGCTTTCTTTGGGCCTCTGAACACAATGCCTTCGTTGTACACAAAGTCTGTGCCAGGGTTGGTGATCAGGCCGTCATAGCCGACGCTGTTGGCGTCGCCTTGGTCTGAGAATAAAAGTCTAGTTGGGCGGGTGAACTTGTCTGCGATATCCACAAGGGTTGCAACTCCAGTGCGACTGACGTAGAAACGGCCACCGACACAGTTCGCACACTGCTCGAGCATCTCGAGGCAGCTCATGTTCTGTTTTGTCTTTTGCATGACAGTCGTACCAGTTAGGCTACGAGAACCACCCCCTGGCCAGCCAGCAAGGTCGAGCGCTCTTGCAGCTCTTAGAGCCGCGGTCTCGGAGAAACTGCTGGTGGCGAGCGCTGGGGCGATTGCTTGCGCGATCTGCGCCAGGCCGTCAACAAAAACGAGCGATACGGTTGGGTAAATGCCTTGGTTTACTGCGTTGTCCTCGAGGACACCAGTATAAATGACGGTCGAGTTCGCAGTGATACGCACTTGCATGCCTGCGACTAAAATGCTGTAGTAGGCGCTGGACGTGTTGCTTGGGTCAAAAGCGCCTGATTGATTGTTCAAAATGACGGCTGCAGTACCAGATTCTAGAAAGTCATTTTGATACTGGCGTCCGCGCCTGATATCGACCTCAAGAATGAGATCAGCGCTAACGTTGGTGTATGAGCCATTGATGCCAAAAGCGACGGTGATGCTGGGTGCGTTAGCTGGCATTAGAGTACCGCAAACTGACTGCCCGCACGACGGCGCATTAGCGTGGCTAGGCCGTTTTTAATACCGTTAATGAGATCTCCTTGCGATACCACAGAGCCCGCGACATTCACCGTGATGTTGCCCCCGTTCATAGTGGTGTTCTTAGCGATATTGCCGTGACCAGCAGAAGCTAGCAGTGAGATAGTCGGGCTAGAAATACCGAGTTTCTTTTGCCTAAGCAGATTTTGGCGGACGGCCTCTCGAGTGATTGGGTCGTCTATGCCTTTCAGCTTCTTGTTCTTTTTGTTTAATTCGTCTTGCTTGCTGGCAGATTTGTCAAGGGCCGCGTTGTACTTGATAGTCTCTTCTTTAACGCCCTTCATGTCGAACTTAAACTTGCCCATCGCATCTGCTGCTTTGTCAGAGTCTTTGTTGAACTTGTTGGCTGCGATACCGATGCCGACAAGTGCGACGCCGAATGCGGCTGCACCTGCCGCGGCAGAGATGCCGCCTGTTGCTAGTGCAGTGGCTGCAGCTGACGCAAGTGAAACCGTGCGCAGAGCTTTCATCACCTTGATAATTGCTTGCACTCCCTTGATAAGCCCAGCCACGGCAGCTGCCGTTTTTGCGCCAAAGAATGCTGCTGCGATGACGGCGCCGAGCGTCACAAACACTTTTGTGTTGCGAGCCACGAATGAGAATATCTCGAACATTAACTTGCCAAATGCTATGCCGTAACTGATTGCAAGCTGGAATGCAGCAGCAAGCTTTTGCCCGTTGAGTTCAACCCACTTCTGCAAAGCTGGCAAAATGTCTTTTTGTAAATAATCCACAAACTGCACCAACGCTGGCAAGATTGCTTTGCCCAGTGTGGTCTTGACATTCTCGAATGAGTTCTTAAGTGCGATAATCGCACCCTCAGGAGTTTTGCGCAACTCCTCGTTAAATCCTTTATAAGTAGAGTTGAGCACCTTGACGATTGCGGCGGCTCGTTCTGCTTCTGTGCCGTTTGATATTAACTTCTTGGTTTGGTCGTCGAGTACGAAGCCAGCCCTAGTCAGCGCACCGAATTGCCCGTTCAGGGCTTGTGCAAGACCGTTAGTCATGGTCTTGAACTGGTCAGCGGACGCTGTTGCGCCTTTTTCTGCAGTTACGTAGTCCAAAATCGCTGGAGTTAGCGCTTGGATTGATGAGGCTTGCAAATCGAATGTGGCAAGCTGTGACTGAACCACAGAGACGTTGCCAGCAGACACAACACCGACTTTTTCAAGCGCTTCGGCCTGTGCATTAAGAATCTTGACTTGCTCGGCAGTGGCGCCGTTTGTTGTAAGCAGGATTTGGTTGAGTCTGTTTTGCTCGGCTTCTGCGCGGATAGCGGCTTGCACAGAATCTTTACCGACCTTAACGGCAAAAGCGCCAGCCGCAAGAGCTGCTAAGCCAAAAGACTTCGCTGCCTTATTGGCGAACTTGCCGAACTGCTTTTCCATTCTTGTAATGTCTTTGACAGCGGCTTTGGTGCCTTTGTCTGAATACTGGGTGAGAATGCGAGCAATTACCGCGCCAACTGCCATTTTATGCTGCCTCTCTGTCTAAGTTCTTTTGTAAGATGGCTTTGGCGTCGTCTAGTGCTGCTAGAGTCTTCATTTGTGCAGCCCTCTTGCGCTCATCTACAGCCCGCCAAATCAAACGCGATGGGTTTCTAATCTCGTCGGTTAGATTGCGAATAAACTGAATGCCGCTGCCTGTGCCGCCTGATTTGCGACCCGCAACTTCGATAATTGCACCAGCTGCGGACTCGTTGATGAGTGCACCAGCGCTGGTTGTGTAGTCTTTTCGGACTTTGCCTTGTGCTTTGGATTTGCGAATACCTTGCTGAATCACGCCTTGGTTGTATGGTGGCCAGCCAGCACCACCGCGAGTGGTCTTTTTGGGCCTAAGTGGCTCGGTTGTTTTCCAGCCGCTCATCGGCGGGTCAGATTTGACAAAGCCGCGAGCTGCACGTTCTGCGTCAGAAAGGATAGAGTTGATAACCGAGTTGAAGTTCTTGACCGCTTGCTTGTCAAAAGCCTTCAAAGCGGTCAAAGTAGGCTCAATTCCTATGAGAATGATCTCGCTTTCGGCTTCAGCCATATTTTTTCGCCCGTTCTTTCAGGTAAGCAGTTATTGCTTCGAGTACCCCCTCGGGGGCATCAAGCAAGTCAATCGGAGATATGCCAGTCTCCACCGAGATAGCGGCGACTGTGTACGTTAAGCTATCTCGGTGGATTCGAAAGACGCGTCAGAGTCCAGCTCTGCAGTGATAATGGTGTCCAAGAACTCTGGACCCCACGGCTTCACTATCACGCCGCTGGCTTGCATCGACTTCCAAGCCAACCAATAAACGTGCTCGATTTTTTGTTCCTCACCGAGCAACTTCGGCATTCCTTTGCCGTACTGTTGTTCGAAAGCAACGATGACTCGAGGTGTCAGCTTGTATGAAGCCTCAACGCCTTCTGTGGTTTTAACTTTAACTGATAAGCCGTCCATTTGTGCCCCCTTGTTGGTTTATGACTTGGTAATAACGCCGCTGATTGGCCATGTGACCGAGGCGGTTGCGAGTTCTCCGACGGCTCCATTAAGCGGAGTCCATTCGGAAATCAACGCACTGAATGAGTATGCAGGCGAGCTACCAGCAACAGGACGCACAGTGATTGAAACCGCTGTGCCGACCGTTGAAGTAGTGCCGTTGATTACGGCTTCGAGTGCTCCAGCAGCATAATCCTGGTTAAACTCGAATGTCACGCTGTTGTCCGCAAGCCCCGCAACGCGTGTGCGAGCGGTGTTGCCGAAAGCTGTTGTCTCGACGACGTCAAATGTGGAGCTCAATGACACCGAAGTGACGTAGCTGGAGATGTCTGTAGTGCCGAATGTAACGGCGACGTTTGTGAGGACTATGCGTGCCACTATGAGACCGCCTTTGTGATGTCACCGCTGATCGGCCAAGTAACCGAGACAGTGGCAAGTTCGCCGACCGCGCCATTAAGCGGAGTCCACTCGGAACACAAAGCAGTGAAAGTGTATGAGGGGTTGGTGGCTGCAGTTGTGCCGCCGTTAGGCTTCACGACGACTGTGGTTGTGGTCCCGATGAGCGACGGCGTGCCGTTGATTGTGGCCTCGACGTTAGCCGCTGCGTAGTCTTGATGAAACTCGAGTGCGATTGAGTTGTCTCCAAGCCCTGCGACTCTTGTGCGAGCGGTTGAACCAAAAGCAGTGGTCTCAATGACATCATCTGCCGTCGTCAAAGTGACGCTTGCGATGTGGTCACTCAGGTTCACTGAGTTGATGGTGATAAATGCATTCGTAAGGACTAAAGCGGCCATTATTCTGCGGCTCCTTCTGCTTGTGGCTTAGTAGGGCTATTACTAGAAAGATGCCCAGCGCCAACAAGCGCAGCGATGTTACATCCAAGCTCTAGCAATTCTTTGGTGGCGATTTGGTCGCCTTTTTTCTTAGTGCCGACCTCGAGATTGTCCGAGGTGATAGTGTAGTTCATGGTTAGTCTCCTTGACCCCATACAGTGATTCGATAACGATAAGACAGGTAGTCTATGTCGCCCGTTTGGTAAGTGCCAGATTCTGCAGATGTGACTCGCAGGGTGTTGCACGCGCCGCCCAAAGTCCTGTCGGACTCTATGGCTGCCTTGATAGAGTAATCACCTGAGCCCGCTAGATATTGGTCCAGCTTGGTCTGTCCAGTGCGCTCCGAAAAGCGTTGGACGATGATGAAGATATCAAGATTGGCTTGGTCTAGACCGCGAGCGTTATTCAGATCGAAAGTGAAATCGAGCTGGCCAACAACCGCACAAGGTGGAACGAGGACGTCGGGCACTTGGTCGTAGCACCGAAGGCCGTCAATATCACTCAAGTTCTGTTTTAGGCCTTCTCGGACCTCACTTGGAATCATGCTACTAAGCCGCTCATCTTGCGGAATGGGCGAATCAAGGCTTCAACATCTGGGTCAAGCCGAGATGTGAGCCTAACTGTGCCGATTTCGGGAGTGCCCGCGATGCCAAAAGGCGACTGGCGCCGAATAAAGAGGCGTGAGGCCTGTAACTTGGTGGCCATAGCGATTTCTGCTGGTACAGACGGCCAACCCCAAACAGCTTGGACTCGAACCGATTGCGGGTAAGCATAAGGGAAAATGTAGCGGTCGATAGCGGTGATTCGAGTATATGGCCAACCACGCCGTGCGTTATTGACTGGGTCGATTAAGTAATCGCTAGCTGCAAGAATAGTGGTGTAGGTTTGGTCAAAGTCGTCGTCCAGCGCGATTTGGTTAAGAGAGACAAAGTCGTCTAAGTTGGTAATGTACCAGCTGTCGGGTGTGTAATAGCGAGTCACAGGCGCTGCTGTGGTGCCGTCTCGATAAAAGAATCTGCCAGTGTAGTCGTCAATCATGCGGCTAGCGGTCAGAATCGCAGCTTCAAGCGCGGTGTCGTCCTGTATGTCCTCGATTGCAAGCGAGGTTTTCAGATCAGACAGCGTGCAATAGCAGTTGGTTAGAGCCACGTTGTGTCCTTTTCTCTAGCTGTCTTTGTTGAGCTGCCTGTCAATGTGGTGCCTCTCGTCAAGCCAGTAAGTCTTTTGGTGCGGCAAGATGGCCGCAGTGTTTGCGTAGATCGGAAAGCCTAGTTGTCTAATCCTGCGGCAAAAAAGCAGGTCTTCACTTATCCACTCGCCATTGATGGGCCCGTCCCAAAACCAGCACCAGTCGGTCCCTTGATTTGGGTCTGCAGCTTCGCGCATTTTTTCAAGCACGCTGCGATGAATAAGCATGCACCCAGTGCCGCAAGCGTCAACCTCGAAGA